GTTCGTTATGGCACATATGTTCGAGGTCAACGTGTTGTTATTCACGAATATTATCACGATGATAATGGAGGGGTTCCGCACTCGCAGACTGGTTCATTACCAGTATCGTTCCGTCAATATAATATCCTAAATGCTACAGTGAACAATGCATCAGCAATGAGAGTTTGGTGTGCTTCTGTTGCAACAGAGACTACACTTGATATAAAAGGTATTGGTCGTAAACAGCTTGAAACATTTACTGCTACATTCGATCCAGCCAACCTAAATGACTGGGAAGGCACAAATGATATTGGTAAAGGTCAAATTACTGGGGTTTATGCAAATCGCGTCGGCGTTACCACTACTGGCGTATCGGGTTCAACTACTACACTAACAGTTCCTTCTTCTACAATTATAGGTCCCGGTAATACCATTAAACCTGGCTATAAATTGCATATGGTAAATAATAATGCCGGCGGTACTATTGTAATGGATACTGAGGTTGTTGAAATTGTAAACTCTACTACTATTATTGTAGACCAAGCGCCGGGTTCCCCGTTAACAGGCGTAGAAGAAATTCGTTTCCATTTGCACGTCAACGAAGAATATAATATTATTGGTATTTTATCCCCTCGTAAATTCCTTAAAGATTTAGATCCTAGCGAACTTCATGTTAATCGCACACTGTATTCTCCGAGTAATATGGAAGCATTAGCATATCATGAAAATGGGGACCCAGCGTTTCTTGAGGTTGAAATTTACGTAGATCCAACTATTTCTGGGAATGAAAATTCTATTACTCTTGAATCTTCAGATAATGGTCCTTTCATAGAAATTGAACCGGATGATCCAGCCTGTGCTATGGTATCATATAAAGATAACGGTATGGTAAACTTTTTTGGCGGTGGGTATCATCAATTAGCAACATACTTTAAAGGGTCTGTCCGCTCTGACCTAACTGGAAGTAGTGATATTCGGGATGGAGCATTTAAACTAAAAGCGGCAGATGGCGGTAATAACCGTTCCCCTATCAGTCATATTTATCAATCGCCTGCTGCGGGTCTTCCTACAGTTATTAGAATCGCAACAGATGTTATTGCTGCAGATGGCGGTCAGAGTTACAGTCTTCACCGTGAAGGTAATCCTATCATATTTGAAAATATTCCAGGTAATATCGGAACCCCATTAAATGGAACTGGTCCTTTCTATCTAAGAATGATTAGTCAATCCCATGCAGAATTATATAATGATATTGATCTTACATCGCCAGTTGATACATCCTCAGTTAGTACTGCAACTAATGGGAGTAGTTTAACTTGGAAACCAGCAAGCGTTGCTACGGGTGGTTTTATTATTTCTAATTCTGGACCAGAACATTATTTCGTTATTGTTGCTAAGCCGGTTGGTCCTTCGGTTGCTAATGGCGTGAATACATATGGTAGTACGACAAGTAATACATTGAATCGTGATATTACAGTTCATTTTATTCTCGACTGGAATGAGATTCAACAGTAATGCAAGTTGCTTTTAACTATAATAATTGGCAATTTTGGAGTATATACGATACCGCAAATGATCTTTATGGTAATCAAAAAGTTGTGTTTGACGGGCCAAATAAATTAATCATAGTTTCAGAAGACGTTACAGAATTAGATTTTAGGGAAGATGTATATAGTGCATGGAAGGAATGGATAAAGGATCCAAATCAGCAAAACGCGCAGTATGAAGTGGCTCTTTCCGCAACTGGTGGTGACCCTTTGCCTGGGGATCGTGCTTTGGGAACTACTTACTTCCTTGAAAATGGTTGGCGTATGAGAACTTGGGAAGGTAATCATGAACTTACCGTAACCGGAAACTTCTTTACTCGTGAAGGGGTTCCTGCTTTTGTTCCTACATTAAATCCTTGGACTATTACAATTAACTTGAATACAGCTACACTTGTTGAGACTATTCTACCAACTATTGCTATCGACGAAACAACTGTTAACGGCATTGCTACAGCTGTTTGGAACGAATCACTTTCAAATGGATCTACTGCAGAAGAGACATTAGTAGCTATTCAGCAAGGTCTTGGCGGTTTCGATTCAGACGTTTGGAATTATATTATAGATAATTCGAAAAATCAGACTGCAGCAGAAAAACTGCGTAAGATCGCAACTAAAACACAAGATATTGCTTTAGGATAATCACTTACAGGAGAATGATATGAGTGAAGAAGATAATGAAGTGGCTGAGGTAAATCCTCTAGAAAAGATGATTGATTATATTACACAATCTGAATTTCAAAAAGCAAATGATATTTTTGATCAGGAATTAGGTCAAAGAGTTTCTGATACTTTAGATCAGGAAAAAGTCGCAATTGCACAATCCATGTATTCGGCAGATGAAGAATCCGAAGAATATGAAATTGATGATGAAGACATGGAAATCTCTGATGAAGACCTTGAGCAAGCCATGGCTGATTTAGAAGATGAAGAAGTTTAATTAATTTAAAAAAGTTAATTTATATAAATAAACTCGAATATCAAACATAAGTGTACTGTATGAAAACTTTTGCTCAAATACGTGAAGCTAAAAATAAAGGCATGCCTCCTGGAGAGCATGTATATGATGCGAAAGTAGGTAAGTATAAAGTAATGGTACATAAAGAAAAGAATAAGTATGTTGCTTATATCGATATGGAGAAGTTAGATTCTTATAACTCTCTAAATGATGCAAAAAAAGCAGCAGAACAGTTCATCAAAATGGCCGGAGGCAAATAATGAAGCTGATCACAGAATATACCGAAAGCGATGTACAATGCATCGTCGAAAAGAAAGAAAACGGAGAAAAGAACTTCGTTATTGAAGGTATTTTTGCTCAGGCCGAAGGTAAGAATAGAAACGGTCGTATCTATCCAAAATCCATCATGGAACAAGCGGTAGATAAGTACGTTACTGAACAAGTTTCCAAGGGGCGTGCAGTTGGAGAATTAAACCATCCAGATGGACCAACTGTTAACCTTGATAAAGTATCCCATCTCATTACCGATCTTCGTATGGAAGGTAATAATGTGATGGGTAAGGCACGCATTCTGAATACTCCTATGGGTCAAATTGTAAAAGGTTTACTAGAAGGTGGTGTTCAACTGGGTGTTTCAACTCGTGGTATGGGAAGTCTTGAACAGAGAAACGGCGTTATGTATGTCAAGGATGACTTCATGTTAAACACCGTAGACATCGTCCAAGATCCATCTGCACCTCAAGCTTTCGTTAATGGAATTATGGAAGGTGTTGAATGGGTATGGAATAATGGCGTTATCGAAGCTCGAGAAATTGAAAGAATTGAGACTGAAATTAAAAAGACTCCGAGAGCGGACCTCTATGAGGCACAAGTTCGTGAGTTCAAGAATTTCCTCTCGTTACTGAAAAGCAAATAGGAGAGTCACATGACTGATCAAATCCAAGACCAGGATGTTGAGCTCAATGAAGACGAGAATTTTGTTGAAGCTCACGATCCAAAAAATGCCGAGGAACAATCAGTGGCTTCTGTAAAGTCAGCTGAAGGTGCAGGTAAAACTGCAGCTAAGCGTAAGGGCGACAAAACCGGTGGCGATAAAATGGCGAAAGCTACTGCCGGTGACCCTGAAAAGGCTACAGAAGACTATGATTTCTCAGACGACTTAGAAGCTCTGATCTCAGAAGAAGCTACACTGTCTGAAAGTTTCAAAGGTAAAGCAGCAATCATTTTTGAAGCAGCTATTAAATCAAAGCTGTCAGAAGAGATTGAGCGTATCGAAGAAAATTATGCAGTCCAACTGTCAGAAGAAGTTGAAACATTCAAAGCCGATATGGTTGAGAAGGTTGACGGATATCTGAACTACGTAGTTGAAAATTGGATGAAAGAGAACGAAATTGCAATCCACAATGGTCTACGTACCGAGATTGCAGAAGAGTTTATGGATAAACTGCAGGCCCTGTTCACAGAGTCATACATTGCAGTTCCTGATTCCAAAGTCGACCTAGTTGACGATCTGGCCGAGCAGAACGAAGTTCTTGAAGCTTCTCTGAACGAACAGACTGAAGCAATGATCGAAATGAAAGAAGAGCTGGAAGTTTACAAGCGTTACGAAGTTATTCGTGAAGCAGCTCGCGATCTAGCGGAAACAGAAGTAGAGAAGCTGGTTAAGCTTTCTGAAGATGTTGACTTCGTAAGCGAAGAAGTTTTCGCAGACAAAGTCGCAACCATCAAAGAAGCTTACTTCAAAAAAGCAAAAGTTTCTACTACTAACCCAATCACAGAAGCGGCAGATGACGAATCCGATGACGAACAAATCGTCGAAGGTTCAATGGCTGCTTATGTTCAAGCCCTCAGAAAAACCAAATACTAATTAGGAGATCCAGAGATGGAAACTTATGATCGCTTAACCGAAAAATGGGCGCCAGTTCTTAACGAAGGCGTAGACATTAAAGACGCACATCGTCGTGCGGTAACTGCAGTTATGCTGGAAAACCAGGAAAAAGCTTTCGCGGAACAGCGCGCAGAGCAGAACTACCTGAACGAAGCAGCGCCTGCAAACAATACTTCAGTAGCAGCTAACTGGAACCCAGTACTGATTTCGCTTGTACGTCGCGCAATGCCAAACATGATGGCATATGACGTTTGCGGCGTTCAGCCAATGACTGGTCCAACCGGCCTGATCTTCGCAATGAAGTCACGCTACAAAACAACCAAAGCAGGTGTATCAAACGGCGACGAAGCGCTGTTCAACGAAGCAGCTGTTGGTTACTCAGGTGACTCAGCAACTACCGGTAATGGTGCTTCAGGTCCATCGGGTCTGTTCGGTGTTGATTCAAGTGCAACTGGTCCAGGCACCATCGATGATGAGCGCAGTGGTCCATACGCAGGTGACGCATACACAACCGCAGAAGCAGAAGCTCTGGGTGACGGCGTTGGCGAAGCTTTCGCAGAAATGGGCTTCTCAATCGAGAAAGCAACCGTTACTGCAAAGTCACGCGCACTGAAAGCAGAATACACTCTGGAACTGGCACAGGACCTGAAAGCAATTCACGGTCTGGACGCTGAGACAGAGCTGGCAAATATTCTGTCAACAGAGATCCTGGCGGAAATTAACCGCGAAGTTATCCGCACCATTAACAGCCAAGCTAAAACTGGTGCAGCTACTGCAAACACTGCAATCAACGGTATCTTCAACCTGGCAACAGATGCAGACGGCCGCTGGTCAGTAGAAAAAATCAAAGGTCTGATCCTTCAGCTAGAGCGTGAAGCGAACACAATCGCAAAAGAAACACGCCGTGGTAAAGGTAACTTTGCAATCGTTTCTTCAGACGTTGCATCAGCTCTTGCAGCTTCAGGTATGCTGGACTACGCTCCTGCAATGTCAACTGCTCTGAACGTTGACGACACAGGCAACACTTTCGCAGGTGTTCTAAACGGTCGTATGCGTATCTACATCGACCCATATGCGGTTGCAGATTACGTAAACGTTGGTTACAAAGGTACTAACCCATATGACGCAGGTGTATTCTACTGCCCATACGTACCTCTGACTATGGTTCGTGCAGTTGCGGAAGAAAGCTTCCAGCCAAAAATCGGCTTCAAGACTCGTTACGGTATGGCGTCAAACCCATTCGTTGGCGCGACTCCTGCAGACGGTCTGGCAACAGCAAAAACCAACCAGTATTATCGTATATTTAGGGTTGATAATATCCTCGCATAAGAGGTTTTTTAGCAATAATATGACTCTGACAACAGAGCAACTAGGAGCGGCTTCGGTCGCTCCTTTTTTATACGTGTAGATAATAATTTGTATAAATAAATGTGTATCGCGAGAGTACCAGTCTCCATACACTCTAGAAACCAAAAGGAATTTCCAGCATGACTATATATCACAAACATCATATTATTCCACGACACATGGGTGGGTCAGATGATCCCTCAAACTTAGTAGAACTTACTATAGAAGAGCACGCACAAGCACATTTAGACCTATACAATGAACACGGTTGGCACCAAGATTTAGTTGCTTATAGAATGTTGCTAGGGCAAGTTACTAAAGCAGAAGCCATAAAAGAACTGCAAAAGAAACCTAAGTCTGTTGCTTGGAAAAAGAAAATGTCAGAACAAAATACTGGTGAAGGTAACCCATTTTATGGAAAGAAACAATCAGATAAACAAAAAGAAGCTGCAAGAGTAGCCAATTCTGTTTCTAAGCCAAATTTATCAAAGTTATATAAAAAGAGGTTCGCAGAAGGTAATCATTCTGTACCTATCATGAGGGGTAAAAATAATCCGCGTGCACGAAAGATACACGCGGATGGTAAAGTTTATGAAACGATTAGAGAATGCTGTAATGCATATGGATTTAAAAACCATAATGCTATAAGATACAGATTGAACCACTCCAAATGGACAGAGTGGTATTATCTCTAATCGGTGTATTCACGTGGAACGGCTGAAGCGTCCCAGACATATGGATGATAAGTCGGATTTTGAACAACCACTACGTCTTCTGGACCAACCTCGGACCAGACACGATCGTCCATCCATCTGTGGTAGTAAGCTGGCCCACCCCAGACTCTGCGAGCCCGTTGGTAGGTAGCTTCGTCCATGCCGACATAGTGTACAGTTCTCAATTAAAAGTCTCCAAGTTCATTTTCATACCAACACGATGTTCTGCCCATTTCTTAGCTTCATCGAAGTTGCGGAACCATTGGTTGTTGATAGGGCCTTCGACGTAAAGATCGCCTTCAGGCATATGCAGATAAACTTCTGGATCATTGTTGTCGTCCAGGATCTGGATCATTACAGGTTTGATAGAGTTGGTTGCGATGTTCAGGTAGTTGGAACCTTCATATTTCTCGAACTGCATCATTTTGTATGTTTCCTTTTGTTGATATAGTAGATATAAGGGTTTTCATTTGAAATGTAAACCCCCTATGTGCATTTTTTTCAGATTTTTTTCATATAAATACACGTAAGCAACAGAGGATTAGTCATGGCTACCACAGAATCTACATTAGAATCCCAGAACTTCTTACAACCAACTGGCTTTAAAGTCGTGGTGCTTAGGAAGAGATTTAAGAACTTAGAATTCTTTGCACAATCTGTACAGCATCCGGATCTGAGCGTAGCGCCAGCAGTGGCACAATTCCGAGGTGTTAATGCACAATTACCTGGTGATAAGTTAGAGTATGGTACGCTTACAATTGAAGCTATTATGGACGAGAATATGAATGTCTATAAGGAAATGCACAGCTGGTTAAGAAGTACTGTAGAAGATAATTATAGATCGCCAAACACTCTTACTTCAACTAATCAGGACGTAAGCGTATATGATATTAGTCTGATGGTTTTAAGCAGTCATAACAATGTGATAGATACCATCAGATATAAAGACACATTCCCGATTAACATCGGTACGGTGAACTTCCAATCTACCGCAGATGCCGTACAGTATATTACGTTCCCTATCACATTCGCTTATACTACATTTACTATCACAAAATAATTTACTACACAGAGTAA